CTTAAGGTAAGTATATCACGATCTTCGTTTTTTTCAACCCTGTCCTGTAGGCTTTCCGCCTCCATAGCTTTGCCACTATCGCTCTGTGACAGTTCTTTGTTATTCTCTGTCTGCGCAGTTTTTTCATCTGCTTCTGCTTCGCTTTGGTCTGCTGCCTCTTTTCCTCTTGCCGCCTGCTCCCGCAAGACCTCCGCGTCCTGGTACACCGGGGAACCATTTTCGTCGTAGCCTAAGAACTCGTATTTTACGCCATTCACGGTGATGCTTGGCCCCGTGGCGTCCTTTACCACCGCCCGGCCGTCCCAACCGACCTTAGGCCTCCCTCTGACGAGGGAGGTGGATTCGCCGTCAGGCGAAGACGGAGGGATAGATTCGTCTCCTGTAGCTATCCCTCCTCCAGGCTGTGAGGACCCTTTCCCATCCACCGACGTTTTCCCACTTTTCACCGCGCCCTTTCCTTCCAGCAGCACGGTGGTGATCGCCGTCAGCAGAGAGTTGTACGCAAACTCCTCCCAGTTCGGTCTTTCCTGCTTGATGTGTGTGGTTAGCTCCCGGTACCAGGATTCCAGCGCCGCCTGCAATCCCTCTTCCAGTTCCTCCGCGATCACCTCGCCACTCTCACCACACAATAACACCCCCTAATGTAGTTACTCCTACACTAGGGGGTATCTTTTGTCTGTTTTTACTGGTTCAGTTCTGAACGGTTGGTGGTTTAAGAAAAATACGGAAGGAGGTTAAAGTCAGAAATAACATATAGTGCATCTACTTGCATATCATTTATTACCTTAATTACTCCACTGCGATGATGATAAATTTGGATAAGAGTCCCGTCAACATCTTCCAAAAGATCATCTACTTGGAGGTTAGGAATATTTAATTCCAATGCACGACACTGCTTCTCAAAGAGTTTGGGATCTGCTTGATTGCAAATATTATACTCAAACATACTATCACTCCAATCCTAATTGCTTATTAACTGATTTCCGAGTTTTTGTTGCTGTGTCGCAGATATCCTTCATTGCTTCTTCCCTGGTAAGTCCTTTTCTCTTTATCTTGTCAGCAATAAGCTCTTCAAAAGTTTTGTTGGGATCATCCCGGTCAAGCTGCTCGCGCTTTTCCAAGTCATGCATCAACTCTCGTGCATTTGTGCGATTCCGGTTGCGAAGATCACATGCTTGACGTGCTTGCCCTTCAAGGTCAAGTGTTCTATCAATAAGGGAAGGTATCTCTGCATCTTGTGCATTGTACCATCTACGAACCGCTCTGTTGGAAAGTTTTTGTCGCAGGGGCTGTATCTCTTCAAAACGTTTTTCTGCAACTATTTTTTCCATATCTTCGTCCAAGTCTATTTTATCATTATCTTGGGCTTTTGCAAGTATTTCCTTGAACGATTTGTCAACAACGCTCTCTGTAGTTTTACCATGTTTGAGGTCAATACCCGCCATTTCCGTTTTAGGGTTCTCATTTATATTTTCTATGAACTGTCCGTTATCTGTCTTCTTGGATTCTTCTTTCACCTGCTCCCGCAAAACCTCCGCGTCCTGGTACACCGGGGAACCTTTTTCATCGTAGCCTAAGAACTCGTACTTCTTTCCATCCATGTTAATGCTTTTTCCCGTGGCATCCTTTACCACCGCCCGGCCGTCCCAGCCGATCTTGCCGATGTTGCTGGCATTTGCCGACGTTTTCGCGCTTTTCACCGCGCCCTTTCCTTCCAGCAGCACGGTGGTGATGGCGGTCAGCAGAGAGTTGTACGCAAACTCCTCCCAGTTCGGTCTTTCCTGCTTGATGTGGGTGGTTAGCTCTTTGTACCAAGGCCCAAGAATGGCCTGCAGGTTCTCTTCTCCTACCTCCGCAAGCACCTTGCCACCCAGCTTAATGGCCACCTTGCCCAGAATGTTGTCCACCTTGTCTACCAGCTTGTTGAGCACATCATCGGTGAACTTGCCGCCCAGCTTGCCGATACCGCCCAGCAGATAGGAAAGGCCCGCTTCCGAACAGCCGATCAATGCCGCGTAGTTTCCCGCCTGACTTTTGCTGTAGCCCTCGTTGATCATCTCCGTGTAGGCGTTTCCTGCCGCGTCAACGCCTCCCAGCGCCGCACCCAACAGGGGATTGACGGTGCCTGCCACCAGCGCCGGCGCCATATTTCCGGCACTGTAGGCCAGATCATACCCCCACTGCCCCAAAGAACTGCCCAAAAACTTCGGGCCGTTGTCCGCCAGATCTTCCCGCACCATATCGGAAAGATATTGGGTGGGACTTGTGGGTATGTATTCGTCATTTCCCGTCACCGCGTTCCATGCGCCCTCTACACCGTCCAAAACCCGTTCAAACCCAACACGGCTGCCGTAGGCCATCTCCGACAGAGTGTTCCCCTGAAAGCTTTGGAATTCCTTCTCCGCCTGCCGGTAATTCAGCAGGTTGGAGATGGATATGTAGTAGGACTCCGCCATTTCTTCTCCGCCGGTATTGAAATGGTAGTGGAAGATCTTCTTTTCTTCCTCCGTCATGTTGGCATATCGGCCGTAAATATCCCTCTGGGTATCATACCAATCGTCATCCGTCTCCGGCGGATGGCTCATTTCTTCAAAATCCGGGTTGTTCACGACCCCCGCAAGCTGTGTCCATTTCTGCTCCCGCTTGGCGGTGTTGTAAAACTGCTCCATTGTGGAAAAGGCCTCTTCCATCCTAGCCATACTGCCCCAGGGCTGGGTAAGCCGGGCAAGCTGCGCCTTTAGAGACTTCTCCGCTGCCACGGCTTCCTCGGTGGTTGCGTAGGCATAGGGGTTGAAAGAGGCGATCTGGTCTTGGATCCGGCGGGCATTTTCCAGATATCCCCGAAATTCCTCTATTTCCTCCGAAAGCCCGGTAAGGTCCACCCCGGCCTGTAAAGCAGAAGACGTTTGGGCCGGGTGGGGCTGTGGCAAAGGAGCTTCCCCCGCCAATTCCGGCGCCAAAGCCGCCTTGGGAACTTCCTGTTTCGGCTGATTCACCGGTACAGACTTTACCGTTTCCGTTTTCGGCTGTGTCACCGCCACCGTTTCCGGCGCTAAGACTGCCTTAGGCACTTCCTGCTTTGGCTGATTCACCGGTACAGACTTTACCGTTTCCGTTTTCGGCTGGGTCGCCGCCACCGTCTCCGGCGCCAAGGCTGCCTTGGGCACTTCCTGCTTTGGCTGATTCACCGGTACAGACTTTACCGTTTCCGTCTTCGGTTGGGTCGCCGCCACCGTTTCCGGCGCTAAGGTCGCCTTGGGCACTTCCTGCTTTGGCTGCGCCGCTGTCGCAGATCTTACCGTCTCCGTTTTCGGCTGTGTCGCCGCCACCGTCTCCGGCGCTAAGACTGCCTTAGGCACTTCCTGCTTTGGCTGGGCCGCTGTCGCAGATCTTACCGGCTCCACCTTCGGCTGCGTCACCGTCACCGGCTGGGTTTTCACCGGCTGGGTTTTCACCGTTTGGGTCTTCGGCTGGGCCGCTCCCCCAACACTGGACACGCCCGCCGCCCCGGCGGCAGCCGTCTGCTTTGGCAAGCTATTTACCGTAGACTTCGCCGCCGAAGTCGCACCTTCCTCAAATAAACCCACGGCGTAGCTCTTCGCCGTGGGGTTTAACGAATCTTTTCGCATATGTTTCCTCTCCTCACACCCACTTGATAGGGCCGCCTACCAGGGCCTCCACTGTCAACGTCTCCAGACTGAACCGCCTGGGAGAGGAAAATTTCAGCCGCAGATCCTTAAACTTCTTCTTTTTCACCCGGAATACCGCCGCATCGGTCAAACCGTCAAATTCTCCCACCGGCGTCCAGTCCGGATCGTTATTGGTCTTGGCAAGAATCCGCAGCTGCTGCCCCGCCGCCTCCGCGATACAGGGCCGCCCGTCCAGGCTCTTCCAACGCCCGGGCTGCCCGAACTTGTCCAGTGGTGTTGTCCACCAGCTTTCCACCGCCGCATTTTCCCCGGTAAGGGTGTACAGTCCCTCCTCCGTTCCCAGATACAGCACCCCATCCACCACGGCGGTGCTTAATATCTTCTTTTCCAGCTTCCAGTAGTAGAATTCGTACTCCTTCCGCCCCTCCAGAGTATGGGTCTGCCGGGAATCCGCCAGATACACCTTGTCTTCCACAAAGATCAGCAGATACCCCTCCCACTGGGCCAGCAGCATATCCCGGTAGCCCGGCTCTGCCAGAAGCTTTCTGTCTACCAGGGAGCTGCGGTGCACAGCCGCCTGCTGGCTTGTGATGGTGCCGGTCATTGCTTCCATACCCGGCTGCTGAAAAACACCATATCGTCCAGAAAATTGATCGCCTTGCCGATACAGCCCACCGCCACACCGGCGTGGACGCTGGGATAGATCTTGCCGTAATCCGCATCCAGCGTGGGGGTGTGATAGAACACCGTTGCCCCGCCCTTTCCCGGGGCCCGAAAGACCCAAAGGGCATTGTTGCCCGCCGCCATGCCGGTGATGGGGGCGTTGTCCAGTCCCTCCCGGTAGTAATCCTGACAGCTGAAATAGGTAGGATCCTGTAAACTGCTGTGGCGCAGGGTGTTGGGATTTTCCGGATCTCCCGCGAGGAAGACCCGGTTGTCAAATACCTGGGCCATGGCGCAGCGCAGAACCAGCTCCCGGTTCCCGGGAACACACTTTTTAAATTGGATGGATACGTTGTCCTGCTCCGTATTTTTCGGCGCCTGTTCCAGGGTCACGATGCCCTTTTCCCAGTCCACAGAGGAAACCGCTGCCGCTTCTCCGTTCACCGTCACCTCCGGGCGGTAGTCTGCATCGATGTTTTCCATATCCAAATGAAACGCCACACATTCCCCGTCCCCCACAAAGGTATTGATCCGGTAGTCAGACAGCAGATTCCCATCCTCCAGCGCTGTGCCGTCCCCGGCAGGACTTCTGCCGATGCTGGTGGTTGGGATCCGGCCCTCCACCGGGGAAAGGGTGTTGCCGTCGTAGCATAGATAGTGCTCCCCGTCTAAGAAATACCACTTGTCCCCAAAAGCAAAGCCGCAGCTTTTCCCTGCCGCCAGGCCGCTGCCCAGTTCCTGGATCTGACCGTGGCTGACCCGGTAGAGCGTCTGCCCGCTGTGGACCAGAAGACTGCCGCCAAAGCCGTAAATGCCGTAAACCGGCTGGGAAAAGGGGGTATGCAGCGCCATGCCGGGGCGGGTGCGGATGCTGTCGGTATGCCGGTAGCAGCGCCACATATTCAAACTGTCCGGGCTTCGCTGCAAGCTGATCTCCTCTCCCCGGAAATCCACGCCCCGAAAGCCGCCGTACAGCCGTCTTACCGTTGCCATCAGACCTCCACCCCGCCTTCCACCCGGATGCCGCCCAGGGCGTACCGGGAATCCAGCCGCCGGAGCATGGATTCATACCGGTCCGCGTAGATCTTTCCGTAATTGGCGGTGGCATCGCTTTTCAGAAGATCTGCCGCCGCCCCATAGGGCAGCAATTCCAGACAGTCAGGACTAAGCGCCAAAGAAGCGCTGTCCTCGGTCTGCCGGGTGATCCTATCCGGATACACGAAGCACTCTATTTCGGCAACGCCGTCCTCCCGGATCTCCAAAACCGACCCCTCGGCTCTGGGGATGTAAGATACCCCGGTAACGCTGCCCAGCTGATAAACCTCCGCCCCGCAAACCTTGCCGATGGCGGCAAAATCCAAAAGCTCCCCGGCCTTTACCGGAAGATACAAAAATTTAGGCAGCTTTTTCATCCGTGCCAGCTCAAACTGAAGCTGGTCGATCACGTGATTCAGCTTCCCGGCAATGTCCGGATCCTCCGTGAGAAAGGCGCTGTCGGGACTTCCCTCCTCTATCAATGCCAAAATCTTTTCTTTCATTTCAAAAAGTGTCATAATCTATTCTCCTTTCCTTCCTTTCCTCCCCGCAGAAGCTCTGCGCAGAGGAAAATAAGCAAACCTTCCCCCAAACCTTCCCCCCAAGGGGGAAGGTGCCCCAGTCCGCAGACTGGGGCGGATGAGGGATCACAAAAAAAGCCTCCCTCTGATGAGGGAGGTGCCCCGAAGGGGCGGAGGGAGAGATACACCTCCTTACCCCCTACGAAAAAGGGGGCAAGGAGGTGTCACAAAGAGAATCAGCCAGCCAGAGGTACCTTGACCACCTGGATGCGGTCCTCGTCGATGACCCGGGCACCGAAAGCGTCCAGACCCCGTACGATATCCTTGAACCGCTTCTCGGCTCGCAGCGCCTCCACCTCGTTGATCTGGCCCACAAAGGCGATGGCCTTCTTGCCGCGAACGTCGCAGTAGGCGTAGTTTTCGTCCTTGGCCATGTTGTTGGACATGACCACCTGGAACTCATCGTACATACCCACAATGCCCTTCTGGATGTAGCTGGGGTTGTCGGTGGACAGGGTGATCAGACAATTCTTGAACACGTTGTACACCGCGGGGGTGATCTCAATGACACCCTCCTCGTCGAAGTTGCGTTCCCGCAGGGTCACGATGGCGTCGTCAATGGCCTTCTTCACCGCCTCCTGGGTCAGCGCCTCAGCGGTGGTGACGTTGCCGGTAATGCCCTTAATGAGCTCGGCAACGTAGCTGTCACGCTTGACCGCCAGACCGTGAACGGCCTTCTGCTGATACCGCTCCTTCAGACCGGGAACAGACTGGGCCTTGTCCACGTCATCGACGTAGAAAGCGAAATAGTTGGCCTGATCCACATTCAGCACCTGGCTCTTGTCCTCCATCTCCTCGATGGTGATGTCCTGGGTGCCGTCATAGGCGGCGATGGTGGGATCGCCCACGCCCAGGATCTTGACGCTCTGGGCATACTGACAGTCGCCCTCGAAATCCCGCAGGCAGCTGTCCACCAGCTTGCACTTCAGCTCCAGGTCATCCTGGATCTGCTTAGACCACACGGTCTGAATAAAATTGTTTACTGCCATAAAAAATCATCCTTTCTTGTGTTTGGCATACATTTTTTTGCCGCCGGAAACCCGGCAATGACACCCCTTTCCCCCCTCTTTGGGGGATGCTGGGAAATAAAAAATGCCGCCTCCCGGCGACACCTGTCTTCTTGCCATTTTCCTTTTTCCGGCGGCTATCTATTTGCTACCATGTCTCCATGGAGCGCACTACAGCCTGGTAGAGCCGGGGATTCCTGTCGAAATCATCCCTGGTAAATTTTTTGGCTTCCTCACAGGAATAAAACTCCTTCTCTTCCGGCGCTATGGTGTGCTTCACAGAGCCCATAGTCTCAAAACAAGGTTTTTCCAATTCTTTTCCCTCCCTCCATATTTCCCCTCACCCAACCACCATTTCCCCCGTAGGGGCGATTCACGAATCGCCCGTAAACCTTCCCCTTGAGGGGAAGGTGTCAAAAATCTTTGATTTTTGACGGATGAGGTGGTCTGCAACGCAGCACTGCCGCCCCTTTTCGTAGGGGCGATTCACGAATCGCCTGTAAACCTTCCCCTTGAGGGGAAGGTGTCAAAAATCTCTGATTTTTGACGGATGAGGTGATCCGCAACGCAGCACTGCCGCCCCTTTTCGTAGGGGCGATTCACGAATCGCCCGTAAACCTCCCCCTTGAGGGGAAGGTGGCAAAAATCTTCGATTTTTGACGGATGAGGTGGTCTGCAACGCAGCACTGCCGCCCCTTTTCGTAGAGGAGGGTCTTGACCCTCCCGCCACGCCTTCCCCTATCCCTTAGGGACCGTCCCCCGGCGACACCAACATGATCAATTCCCCGGCAGCTCCCGCTGGCCGCTGGCGGTGCCGTTGTAGACCTCCACATTCTGCAAAATGGCCCGCAGCCGGGCCTGTTCCTTAGAAACCTGCCGTTTCTCCCGAAAGGCCCGGACCGAACCGCCCCGGGCTGCCCGATCTGCCCCCAAGGCCACCCCCGCCCCCGCCAGGAAGCAGAGAATAAACCCTAAAATCAACGTGATCTCCATAAAATTCCTCCATTCTTTTCCCTTCCACCCACCTCCGTAGGGGCGATTCACGAATCGCCCGCCAACGCCCCCTTTTCCCCGTAGGGGAGGGTCTTGACCCTCCCGCCAAACCTTCCCCCGGGCATCAAAAAAGCACCTTGCTTTCGCAAAGTGCTTTACTTCAAAATATGCTTTTCAAATTCCTCCGGCAGACGCAAATTGTATTTATCTACATAATACGCCAGAGTATTCCACCACATATATACACCATCAT